CATTTGCTGCCTGGGCATTAGCGAGCGCTGTCTGCTGCTGATTGGCAATGTTCTGGCTCTGCAGAGCGTTAGCTGCATTGGCATTAAACTGGCTAGCCTGGTTTTGCGAATTGGCATTGAACTGACCAGCAGCATCTGAAGCCGCTGCATTCGCCAGAGAAACGTTCGTCGAGTTTTGTGCATTAAACTGATTGGCCGTGTTTTGTGCGTTCTGATTTGCAGCAGAAGCCGCATTCTGAGCAGTTGCATTAAACTGCGCCGCCGCATTGAGTGCCTGCGCATTTGCCAGAGCCGAATTGTTATAAGCCTGTGCGCCAAATTGCGATGCAGTGTTTTGCGAGGCAGCATTTGCCAAAGCTACTTGGTTCAGCGCGCCAGCATTAAACTGACCAGCCGCATTCAAGGCGCCGGTATTGAACTGCGCCATCTGATTAGCCGCGTCTGCATTGTACTTTGCCGCATTCGCATAAGTCGTTGCGTCAGTTGTAGCGATAGGCACAGCGTAATCGTACAACGCACTTTGCCCTGCTTTCACAGCCATGCTGGAATTCAGCAAGCCACGAGCATTCATCGACTGGTTGGCTTTGGTTTCAGCGGCAACCATCAACGGATTTTTAGTACTGAGGACTTTTGCTAGCTGGCCTTGGACTGTCTGGTCGTTATTGACGCCCCAGTTGCTCAGGTTGGCTTGCGCAGCATTGTAGGTATTAGCCGTTGCGTTCTGCGCGTTATAAGTCTGATAGTCTGATGTATTTGCGCCGTACCCCTGGGCTGCCATATTCTGCGCGCTGTAATTTGATGCAGTTGCAGCGCTCGGGTTGTAAGTGCTGGCTGTTGATGTGCCTGCAAGACCTGCTGCTGTTGCCGCATTTGCATTTGTCGCATTGTATGAGTTTGCTGCTGCTGTACCTGCCACATTATTGGCAGTTGATGCGTTTGAGTTAGTAACGCCAGCCTGCGTTGCTTTGACCTGGTTGCCGCTAAGCGCGTTTGCCAGAAGGCCCGATGTATCTGTCGGTGCGGATACGGTGCTGATAGTTGCCATAGCGGCCTCCCGTTAATTACTTGCCTGCGCTAATTTCAGCGCATCGATTTCTGATTTAAGTTCTTGGACAGCTTTAGCCAGTACAGGCACAAGCTCAATGTAGGATATGGACTTCACGTCCGACAGGCCGTCTATAGTGATGTCGCTGGTGTTGACCAAATCAGGAAGCACAGCTTCAACTTCCTGGGCAATCAGGCCAAAATGATTTGCGCTATCAAGCTTGTCGCGTTTAAAACTAAATTCAACCGGGTTAAGCAAAGCAACGGTGCTTAATGCAGACGTGAGTGGCGCGACGTTTTCTTTCAAGCGCTCGTCAGAGGTGCTGCTCCATGTTGGAGCCGTTGCGGTGCCATTACTGTTGAACGAGTACAAATGACTGTTGTTAATGGCAATGGTTACAGTGCTAGATCCGTTCCACCAAAAACTAGTTGTTGGCGTCCAGTTATAGGACTGGCTTACGATACTTCCTGTAAAAGTCTTTGCGCCGGTAAATGTTTGTGATCCTGATAGCGTTGCGTAACTAGCCGCAGACACACCGCCAAGGGCGGATGCGTTGGAAGCAGACGATGCGCTTGTTGCAGAACCAGCAGAAGTAGCATACCCGGCGCTTGTTGCATAACTTGCATTGGTCGCGTTTGTGGCGTTTGCGACAGATCCGCTAATCTTGGAGCCGGATAAGCTGGTGATCCAAGCCGGGTCTGAATAAGAATTGGTTGTGTAAACACCGTTTGTTACGGTGGCAGCGTTACCAGTACAAGAGGCGGCGGTTGTCGCGTTTGCGACCGCTGAACTAACCTTTGAGCCTGGTATTGAAACCAGCCAGCTCGGGTTCGTGTAAGAGCCGGTTGAGTAAAGCCCATCTTTAACGGTAGCGGCATTTCCTGAGATATTGATGCCCCAGGTTCCTGATGCATTTGTGCCAGAAACCGTTGCAAAATTGTTGCCAACAAATGCAGTAGTTGCAATGAATGTGCTACGGTCAGTTGATGCCTGAGTGTCTGCAATAACGGCTTTGCCCGTAATGTTGATCGGCCAGGTTCCCGAAGCGTTGGCACCGCCCACCTTGGCAAAGTCACGATTAACAAACGCGGTCGTGGCAATGGTTTCGTTTGACGTGCCAACCGATTGTGTCGATGCGTTTATTGCGTTTGTTGCGGTAGCAGCAAGAGTTGCCGTAGCCGCATTCCCAGAACAAGACCCTGCTGTTGTGGCGTTTACGGCGTTGGTTGCGTTGGTTGCCAGTGTCGCATTGGTTGCGTTTGTTGCGCTATTGGCGGTATTTGCATGCCCAAGAATGCTGATGTTCCAAGTGCCGTACGCATTGCCACCGTCATTTTCAGCTGGAACAAAGCCAAGTGCATTGGTCACATCCGAACTAACAAGCGATACTGCGCCGGACCGCGAATTGAATGTTGTCACGGCACCAGTAATTGTGCCTTCCGGCCCTTGAATACCCTGTATGCCTTGCGGCCCAACCGGCCCGATCAGCGATGGCGTGTATGTTGTCTCGCCAGAAACGGTGATACCAATTCGACTATTGGCAGAGTCCCAGAAAATGTATGGTGTCTCGCCAGGTGCGCCATCCATGCCATCGACCCCTGGCGGCCCCATCGCCCCATCTGCCCCAGGCAAACCTGGAGCGCCGTCGCTGCCGTTCAAACCGGGCTCACCTGGGTCGCCCTTGTCGCCCTTAGGCCCAACGATAGAACCGCAGTAGGCCCAGCCAGTCGCGTCAAAGTCTGTGCCAACAAAAACCCAGGCATGGTTTTGACCGGTTGATTCTACGGCATACCCAGCCGCACCTTCGGTGATGATCTCTTGACCGGCTTCCGTAGTCATCTCAAAGTAGCCACCAAGATACAACAGCGCATCGCCAATCTGTGCCTGATATGCTGTAGGCGGGTTGCCTGGAGCATCCCAGTCTTTCGGGAAGTACCCATTAGGCGGCAAATCATAGAACGATTTTGAAACGCCAAACGTCCCTTTCAGAACAGCAGTTGTTCCCGGGCTACCAGTCAAACCGGTGTCGCCTTTAATACCTTGTATGCCTTGAATGCCTTGCGGCCCAACCGGCCCTGGCACCTTGGCAATGTTGTCCACATAGTTCTTTGTGGCAGCCTCTGAAGTCAGTTGTGGCTCTGGCAATCCGATGAGTCGGGTGCCGTCAAAGTTAGCCACGTCCGATTGAGAGATAACAATCTTGCGTAGCGCAACCGCACCTGTTGCCGTCAGGTTGGTGAACTTGCCTGGTTGTGCAGTCGTCTGGCCGATTGGTGCGTTGTTGACTGCCCCGCCACTCAAACTAACATTGGTCAGTGTATTGGTTGCCTCTAGCTTTGTGCCATCGGCAGAAACCTGAACCGCCTTATTGTTGTTGCCGGTAAGCTCAGGTAATTTGTCAAAACCAGTCGTAATGAGATCCAGCTCATTACGCATGTTGGCAGAGGCGCCAGCCGAGTTTGGCGCCGGGTAAATCCCGTGGGCGTAAAACTCATTCATGCTGCGGCCTCACACTCTAACAATCGATTGAGTTTTTTCATGTTCTCTTCCTTCGTCACGATTCGCAGATTTGTTTCAACATGCAAACCGCATACCGTCTTGCCGCGAAGCGGAATCACATGATCAACCTCGTATCTGATCCCGGTGTCTTTGCTCATAGACTTTGCTTTTTTATACAGCGCCTTAATTTCTGACTTGTCTGCCCAGGCCGGCGTTGGCAAACTGTAATAAGAACTGATGCCCTTGCCTGCCAGAGCTTCTTTGTTCTTCTTCCTCCAGTCAGCCGCGTACTCTCTCAGCATGTCTTTATTGTTTTCTCGCCACTGCTTCTTCTTGCTTTTTGCTGATTCAGTATTTGAATATTTAAGACAGATTTCTAGGGCACGCGCCTTGTTTCGTATCGCCCACTCTCTCGCTCTTTTGCGCGAACATTCTTTGCAACCAGCAGTGACACCAGTTGATCTTGATTTGCACGCATAAAACTTTTCTTTTTCCAGGTAAGACTTGCAATAACTGCACCAATACTGGTTGCTCATCTAATACCTCGACGCGGTGTGTAGTGCAGGATCACGGTATTAACCGTGAACGGCCGATATAAGTTGGAGACCGATGCGATGCGGATTGAGATGTTTTCCGCCGTGCCATTCAGAGAAAATTCAGACGGGGTGTATTCGCCACGGTCCCAGGTGAAGTGGTCCCACTGGAACGCATCCCAGTAGGCATCGCGCAGATCGCTGTCGGATGTGCCGTAGGTGGCCAGCAGGTTGCTCGACTGCAGGCCTTGCTCCAGGGTTGCTGAAGTCAGCGTACCCAGCGGCTGGCGGATATAGGGCGTGGTGTAGCCGATGTTATAGCCAAACTCAAACTCCACATAGGAGTCACCCGTTACCTCAACACTGGCCTTGCGGAAGCGCTTCAGAATTCGGGGGGAATTGATTGAGTTGTAAACGAGGTCAATACTGGCGGCGATATCCTCGCCGTCAAAGTTGCCGCCAACATCGAGTCGGTAGACAAAGCCATTGGTCGACCCGAAGAATGAGGTTTCTGAGCCGTCTGGCTTCTCGCCTTCGCACATGCACATCACCGGGTGTGGAAACGACACCGGCATGGCACCCACTTTTTGACCGTTAACGATGGTCAAGTACAGACCAAATCCATCGGAGAAGAACACGCGGTACTGCGACTTTTCGCGGTTGAGACCGGAAGCCGTGGCTAAACTGCGACGTGCCTGCATAAATGGCCGCAGTTCAAAGGTCAGCGTGGCGGTTTCAAAGTTGCCGTAGTTCAGCGACGTTTGCAGTGACAGTACACCTCGGTCGTCAAGGACGTAGGTGTCGTTCATGTTCTGGCCGGTGCTGGCAATCGCCCCGGTGCCGACATTGAACTGGGTAAAGTTCCAGTTGTCCGACCCCGTGCCGTACAGCACATAAGTGTCGTTGCGCGTGAACACGCCCATGGCGCCCGTGCTTTGGTCGCCTGGCAGAACGATCATTTCAGTAATCGGAGCAGATACGGCAATCTCTCCAGCACCGGCTACCGGATCGAAGTTATGCGGCAGGCTTGGCGCAGAATGAATCAGGGACTCGCCAAAGGCAAAGAACAAGTGGTTCTTGTGAGCAATTACATTGGTCGGCTTATCCGTTGCCATTCCCGTGGTCATTGGCACGAAGACATCGTTATCGTAAAGCTCAAAACCAGGGTTGACGCCGTCGCATCCATAGACGTTAGGCTTTTCTCGGTAACCCTTAAATGTTGCAATAGTCGTACGAACACGGCCACCAGGCAGATAAGTCACCTGCGTCGGCGTTCCAACCATTGTGGCAAACGAAACGCCACCTTTAGCCAGCTGTTCGTTGGCAGTAAACGTGCCGGAGAACCCTAGGATGGTGATGTAACCGGCGGCATCATTGGTAGACCAGTCACCGCTGGTCACCACCACATGCTTCACCGTGGACGAGGCCAGTGAGGTTGCGCCATTAAACACGTCACCTGTGGATGGCTTGACGGAGCCGTTGGTGAAATTCACCTTGTAGCCAAACGGCACCAAGGTCCAACCCAGGCTCGAGGATTTGTAGAGCTTGAGTTCTGTGCCGGCTGCGTTGTCGCGCCAGGCATAAACCTTGTCGTTGAAGTAAACCACACCGCGCACCGGGCCAGAACCCGGTACCGCTGCAATCACGCTGCGGTACTCGTCGGCGGCCAGCAATTGGTACGACGCATCCTGTGCCGCATTGTCGGACACGGTGACTTCCGTCACGGTCATCAGGCTGGCACCCGACTTGGACAACACGTCGCCCACCACATAAGCGCCGGTCATACGGGTGACAACAATGGCCCCAGAAATGACAGAAACGACCTTGGCGGAGCTGCCAGAGACTGACCCAAGCAAGGTGTCACCGATAGCAATAGAACCGCTAAAAACGCCACGAATCAATGCGTATTCGGCATCGTTCGGGCTAGGCCGTCCATCAAACCGCTCATAGCCAGCGATACGGGTATAGCCACCCGTGATGTTGCATTCAAAGTTGGAGGCACGACGAGCCACCCCGGGATTCAGAGACAGCGTCGGTGTGATCTGGTCCACCCCACCTTTGAGGCGAATCAGGTCATAGTTGACCGGTGGCATTCCGCCACCCATACGTGGAGCGCTAGTCTTCATGCCAGTGCCGGACCGGAGGTCATTGTCGGCAGCTGGTCGATTTCCAGCCGGTTCATCAGACGGTTGAATTCCGCCTGGCCACGGGCCAGCACTTCAGGAGCGGCTTCGTAGCCGGCGTAGTAAATCATCGCCCGATACACGATCATTGCGTGGAATCGATCCGGGATATTTGGCGTGTCGGTGTTTTCAACCAGCTTAGTCGGCGCCTTGAAGTACTCACCGACGATCACGTAGTTGTTATTAGGAATCGCCCCAAAACCTAGCTTCTTGGCCGGGTCAATCGTCACTACCACAGGGCGCTGCTGGGTGTGACGCATGTTGCTGTACTGATACAGATTACGGAAGGTTTGCCATTCCATATAGTTCAGCAGCTGTTCATCCCGATAATCGGCACCGGAAGACGAGGCTCGGAAGCTGTCACGTTTCCAGTTGGCAAAGCTGGAAATCCCAGCCTCTTCCGGTGTGTAGAACTGTTTACCGGCAGTCGTATTGAACTGCAAGGTTTCGCGCATGAAGTTCCAGTCTTCCTTGGCTGATTGAATATCCACCCAAGCGGCATTGACCCAGTTCTTGATTCGGGCAGCTTCACCGGTCAGGTTCTGTGCCGTCGTCAATGCTGGGCCGGTAACGCCGCATTCATCGCGAGTGGTATTGATCAGCTCAAGGAAGTTCATAGCGCGTTTCCGTTAGGCGGGTTCGGACAGGATGTGTTGCAGCCAGGCGCGACCCTTGGGGTTGCTGTCTTCGACCAGGTTGAATGGGTAGGCCAGTGCAGTACGGGCTCGCATCTCAATCTGATCCGGGGCCGACGGGTTTGGCGTGAACTGGTTGTAACGGGTCTCTTTCATGCGCGCCAAAACCTCTACGTACTTCCGTTTCACTTGGGTGGGTACGCCACGCATGATCGGCATGTTGGTGCCGTTCACGTTGACAATGATGTGCGGTGGCTGGTTTTCGTCCGTGCTGGCATTGACTTCGATAGTCACCAGCTCATTCATAAACGCTTCGCTATTAGCGATGTCTTTGAAATCAGTTACCAGGGAAACCGGATCAACCTGCGTTTGATCGTCGTGTACCTCAACGCCTTGTACGGCCTTTTGGCGAGTCATGGAAAGATTCCTTTCGTAATTTGTTTATCAGTATGATTGGCAAGTGCCGTATCAATACTGCGATGTACAATTTGATTTACTTGCAAAAAATTCCTGTGCAAATTGACGTAAATCAAACAAAGTTCGGATAGCAATAAAAAAGCCGCCCGAAGGCGGCTCTTTGTGGTTACGCTTTTAGGTTAGTCTTTAATCAGACCAGCAACAGTGGCAGCGTAGTCGGTGTCGGTAACGCCGGCATCGGAGTCCAGTTTTGCAGCGACGGCTTGCAGGGCATCAACCACTGCGGCAACCACTAAACGGATTTCTTTAGCATCGGCACCATTCGACAATTTATTCAGTCGGGCTTTGACAGATTCGGCCATGGTGTTCTCCTAGTTCGTTAAATGGGGTGAGGTTTCCCCCACCCCTGCTCAATTACAGAGCTGTAACGCCCGCCTCAATTCTAGCCATGAAGGCATCGTTCAAACGAACGGTGGCGAACCAGGTCGAAGCACCAACGTAACCGAACTGACCCAGCGGGTTAGCGTGGTTGGTCTGCGAAGCCTTCAGGACGATAGGCTTGATAGCCGACATGCCCTTCAGTGCCACTTGGCCCCAAGCGTCTTCACCGATCACGATGAACGGATAAACGTCAACCTTGGCGCCAGCCAGCGAGAACATGCCCGATGTGCCAACGTCGTCACCGGCAGCAGCGAACGGCTTCAGCAGCGGCGAGCTGATGAAACGGAAGTCTTCACAGGCACCGACTTCGCGGTCGTGGATTGGCTTGAACGAACCGTATTCTTCGACACGGGTGAAGCCTGGCAGGTTGCGCAGGTCAGCAACAGCATCCGTGTGGCAGAACACCACATAGGCCGGCTGCACAGCGCGTGTACCGAAGTTCACGCCCGGGGCGACACGGCTAGTCACGCGACGAGCGCGGTTCGATTCCAGCGTACGAGCGGCCTTACGGATAGCGTTCAGGCTGATCGGAGTGTTCACGCCAGCACGGGTCGAGCCGTTAGCGTAGATCACCGTCGAACCGGCCTTCAGCACGCCGTAGCGAACCATTTCCATGACTTCAGCCAGGGTCTCACCGGTCAGCTTGACCATTTCGCCCGGGATGTCGTCTTCGTACAGTTGCTCGACCTTGTTCGAGTACTTGAACAGAACGCCGTATTGCTGCAGCGTCACCGTCACGTCCTGGAACGAAATCGTGTTCGAGTCGGGGGTAACACCTTCCGACAGAACGAACGAGCTACCATCGCCCACGTCCGGGGTGCCGACATAGCGCTTGCTACCTTCGTAGGTCGTGCCAGTGGCCGAAGCGCCAAACGGCAGCGTACGACGGAAGACCAGGGTGTCGGTCGAGTTTTGCGGCATCTCGCGCTGGGTACCGAAGTCGCCCAGAACGGTGATGGGTTGTGCATGCTCAAGCATGCCTTGTGCGGCACGGATTAGGTTCCGCGATGCTACGGTGCTATAGGATTGAATAGCCATGATGGCTCCTTTCAAATGTTTTTAAAAGCCGCGTTCAGCGCGAGTCTTTTCACGCTTCTTGGCTTCGAGATTCCAAAGTTCTTCGGGAGTCATGTCATCCACCGATTTCGGCGGCGGTGCCACATTTCCCTTGGTCGGTGCGGCAGCAGCGGCAAGCCGTGCTCCACGCTCTTGCTTGATTGCCCCAGCTGGTCGTTCCTTCGCCGCATGGAATAGATCAAGCATCTTGATCGCATCCGTAGCCAGCGTGCTATCGGCCAGTGCTTTGACATCCGGCTTCTGTGCGGCAAACCAGGTAGCGAAATCACTGGTATTCACCAGGTCGCGCCAGTTGTCGTACTTGCCTTCAATCCGGGCTTCCTGAAGCATCCGGTTCATTTCTGCCTTGCTGGCTTCGACTTGTTGGCGCACAAAGTCCACGACCTGTTCGGCCTGTAAACCCTGCGGTACCTGCATCGATGACAGCTTGGAAGAAACGTACTCTTCCATTGCCCCAGCCCATTCTGGGAAATCTTGCTTGAGCTGCTCCCACTTCTCCGGGTTGGCAGCAGCGCTGGCGATGGCTTGTTGGCTCGGTGCTTCGCTAGGGGCAACGGACTGTTGCGCCTTCCGGGCTTGTTCAAACTCTCGCTGCATCGCAGCCACACGACCTTCGGCAGTCTTTACGTGGTGCAGCAGTTGGGCATTGGCCTCTCTGATCTCGTCAATCTCGGCGAGTTTCGCCTTGACCGCGTCGGGCAAAGAGTCAAAGGGATCGACAGCTTCCTGTTCCGGTTCAGCTTGCGGTTCCGGTTCGACCTGCGGCTGTTCCTCAATCGTTTCCGATGATTCTTCAGGCGCCACAGCATCCAGTTCGGGCGATTCATCGGCCTCCCTGGTATTTGCTTCTTCGTTCCAGATATCCTGCAACTGCTCCGTGGTGAGCTCTGTATCCACGTTTACCCTCCTACAAACGAAAAAAGCCGCTCAATGGCGGCTTGATTACGGGTGACGGGTCGATTATTCGACCGGTATACCCACCACTTCTCGGGCTACTTGTTCTTGCAGGCCGAGTAGTTTTTTGTATGCGCGGATCTCGCCACGCAAGGCTGCGGTTTCCTCAACGGATAACCCCAGCGCATCATTCTTTTGGCGACACTTGACCACCTCGGCTTCCACCCATTTACGGATCTGGTGCCAAGCCGACGACTGAAAATCGATCATAGGTATAAAAAAGCCCCGGCTTCTTGGGCCAGGGCTTTGGGCTCATCGCGCTTTTGGCAAATGAGCAAAATTTGGACGCAATGTCTCACCGATTGATTTTACTGATCTTTTTTGCGGTGTCAAAAAGTTATTTGGCTTTGTCTTCTTTGCCGTCAAGCTTGTCGTAGATTCGGTTGACCATCATCTCTATGCGGTTCATTGAATCCGCAAAGTCTTCACGGCGGACATAGTTCTTGGGCAAGTCGGTTTCTATGTCATGCAGGTCACGGCGTAAGTCAGCCACGGCATCCCACAAGGTACGGGCAATCCACCCCAGAACGCTCAGCAGAAGTCCGCCAACGATATTAAATAGGCTCTGAAGGTCCATGGTTGCCCCTTAGTTTTTTAATCCGCCGTAGCGTGCTCAGTAGGTAGCCGGTCACGATGGCCAGCCAAATAATCTCAATGACTTCAATAATGCTGGCGCCGCTCATTGCTGCACCCCCTGTTGGTCAGACACCCAATCTTGCAGATCGGTCAGTTGCTGGGTTGTTTGAGCGCAGCGCTCGGCCAGGTCTGGGGCAATAGAAACGTAGTGGGCGGCGGCTGCATCAGGCTTTGTGGCGGGGTCGGGAACGGCGGACACTTGACCGCTACTGGTTGCGTTGCGCAGGCGGAGAGCAGCATAAGTGCTAGCAATAACGGTAGCGGATTTTGCATGGTTAACCTCTGATTTTTTGGTGATGTTGTCGCGGACCTTGGTTTCAGCCTTATTCAGCAAAGCCTGGGCTTTTGCCTCCACGTCAACCTTGGACTTGTAATCCATCCGCCCTTTGGCGTAGATGCCCCCTAGAATCGCAGCAACCAGAAGAGCTGAACCGATCCATCGAGCCAGGGGAGTAGCAAGAAACGAAATCATTGCTGTGCCTCCATACAATCGTTGTAACGATCTAAGCTTCGCGCCCAGACACCAAAGCACCGTTTGTTTCCTGGCGTAGAACAGTCGTAGCCTTTGACGAAACGATATTCGAGATAGCCACGGCAGGATCCAGCGTAATCCCCTGCATTTGCCTTCTTGACCATGGTGGAGTTGCACAACCGATTAATCCCGTACTGGTACGAGAAGTCCAGCATGAGGTCGTACTCAACCTGGGATAGCGGCGCTGACACACAACGCTTCATGCCGCGCTCATCCTTCTGAACGTGCGCCAGGCTACGTTGAATTGCTTCAACCGGATTCGTCTTGTCGCCCATCTGCACCGGAGTCCCGTCAGCACGGTGCGTCATGCCAAACCCATAGGTCGGCACATCGCCTGTTACTGGGATCACCGCCTTATCGGTATAGCCTTCTTGTACGGCCAGGCTTACCAATAGGACAGCTGAGACAGACATCGCCGCAATATGTCGTCGTTCAATGGCCATCAAATATCTTTCTGCGCAACCAGCCGCGCAATGAAAGCCGCACATGTAAAAGCGGCAGACAGACCGGCAAATACGCCAGGCTCAAAGCGGTCGCCAATCAAAGGCAAAGCCACTTCACAACCTGACAGCAAACCGGCAATCAGAATGAAGCGCAGACTCCACGACTTACGCAGAATTTGGCGCCAGTTGTCATACAACCTCATGGGCTTCCTCGATGCTGATTGTTATCTCTCGTCCAGCGTCGTAAGCGCTCTCAAGATCGACGAGTAGTTTCTCAAGCGCAATAAACCCGTTAACAACTCCAAAGCGATTACGGACAGTCCCAATTGCCACGCCATCCACATGTGGGCCATAGGGTTTGGCAGGATAGATCCAGTACTCATCATCAGCGATAACGCGGGGGAGCTCTTGATTGAATTCTTGATTGAACTCGACAAGGACGGCGTATACCCCTGCATCGATATTACTTTCCCCATCTTCAGCCTCCATGGTGAAACACAGATATAAACCGTCAACGTACAGGCGCCCATTGCCATGGGCTTCTCGGACCAGACGCAGCTTCATTAGTGCAGCTCACGGAGCCGGTACAGTGTCTGGGCAAACAGTGCGCAGATCTCGTCAATGATGTTCTCGATATACGACGGACCGCCTGGGCGGTTGTCTTCAATCCATGCCAGCTGCTGTTCCAAGACGTCGTCGATCGACCCGGTGAACTCGTTCTCCAGCAGCGGGATCTCACCGAGCTTCTTGCCTTGGTGGCCCATCCATGCTTCGGCCAGAGTGTCGGCCAGATCCACGATGCCATCATAGAATCCGCTCAGTGCCACATGCTGCGCGTAGCTATCAGTTCTCAGATGTGCGGCGTGAGCCAGATCACGCGACAGGAACAGCATGGCAATTGTCTTTTCCATCAAAATCTCCGGGCGTAAAAAACCCGCCTAAGCGGGTTAGTTTCGTAATGATTGTTTTGGCGTTTAGGGAAAAAAATTACAGCCCCAGCTTGGCTTTCTCGGCACGACCCCAGGCGCGGCATTCTTCGGCGTAGGCGTTATACGCTTCGAACTCGGCGCTTGGCGCGGTGCGGATCAGCTTGATTTCATCGCCGACGCTGTAGCGATCTGCGATCATATCCGACACCATCTGACGAATCATGCGCACAAATGGGCTTGCATCTTCAATAACAGTTTTAAGTTCAGGCGTCAGCTTTACTGATTCGACCTTGATTTCGATTGGCTGTTCTGGAAGCTTCGCGCTGTCTGGCAGCGAAACATAAGTTGCGCCATCAACGGTTGCAAGTTCCATCCCAACGCGTTGGCCATTTTCATCTTCTGGCAAGACGACTTCAACAGTACGCTCGGCGTCGATAAACTTTTGGTAACGAACGATATAGCTCATGGTGTTTCCCCCAAATTGACCGGATTAGAGATTGCAGGCTATGCGTCCGGCGCGCATGACCGAGAATCGAAATAATGCTGTCCAGTTTTTCTGCTTTAATGGCGCGAGAAAACTTGAACAGGCTGTGCTTGCGAATGAAACGCCTGGTCGCCCAGGTACGATAACCAACAAAGTTGATGCCCCGGCGTACCGCTGCGATGGTGTATTTCGACAACTCCAGTCCGAGCGTGGCAATAAACGCCTTCACTTCGGCCAGAATTTCAATGCAGCGTTCACGGCTGACACCAAACACAATGAAGTCGTCTACATAACGGCAATAACGCGTTGCCTTCAGTACGCGCTTGGCGAAATGATCCAGCGGGTTCAAGTAGATCAGCGCATAGGTTTGCGACAGCAGGTTGCCAATCGGGATGCCAACCGGCTCGCCGTAGTCGGCGAACTGCATCATTACGTCGACAAAGCGGGCGTCCTTGATCTTGCGCTCGATTTGACGGCGCAGGACGGCGCGATCAATGCGATAGAAGAACTTGCGAATATCCAGCTTGATTGTGTAGCTGCCAGCTGGAGATTCACGCAATGCCTGCTGTGAGTAGTCCGCTGCCTTATGCGTGCCCAGCCCTTTGCGGCAGGCAAAAGACTGGTCAATAAAGCCGGCATTGAAAATCCG